CGGCGTTGCCGGTCCCGCAGGTGCGGTCGGTCCCGCAGGCCCCACAGGTCCTGCGGGAGTGCCTACGGCTATTTATCTGCCACGCCGGGGAATGCTCGGCTCACTCATCGGGGCCGTGTTCAACACGAATGCCGATCAGCCAATAGCTCTTTCGTCCAGCCGTTGCCGGATTACGGATATTATCGTGGAAAGCCCGAGCATGGATTTCAGCACGATTGCTCCCTCTGGCGGAATCTACACGGGACCGCTCAAGACGGGGAATGTCATCGTCGGGGCAGCACAGACATACAACACGCTGGTGACGGTTGTGGACTGGAAAGCGCTCACGCTGGACGCCTACCCGCTGGCTGCTGTTGTGGTTGTGCCGATCATTTACTTTTCGTTGAGCGTGTCGATTGCGGCACCACCGATTCCGACAGCTAACATTTGGGTCTTTGGAGATAAGTATGACTAAAGATCCGCGCAGACTTACAGATGGGTTTACAACGCTTGAAGCGGGTGTGGATTCCGGCCTTGCGCCTTCGCTTATCAAGCCAACGCAAGTCGCGGCAGCGGTCAACGCTCAGATGCGTGGCGGCTACATCAAACCACGGCCCGGCGTGAACAAGCGAACGTTGCGATTCCCCGGCGTGGACTCCGCACTCTTCGAGGATGCCAAGTTTCAGGGGGCGCACCGTTACCGAACCTCGTCGGGCAATGACGTGCTGATGGCCGCAATCGGTGGTCGCATGTTCAAGATAGACATCGCCAATCAATTCAAGGTGCAGGACATCACGATTGGCGCAGGCATCACGACTTCTCTCACAGTCAATTTCACAATACCGGCGCAGTCGGCCAGCGATAATGCTACCGTGACTGATTCCTCCGTGTTCGTCATTGGGCAGTTCGTATTTATCGGTGGTGGAACCATGAAGATTACTGGGATACCAGATGGTGTTACTTTGACATTGCAGAATACCAACGCCGTAGCCGGAACGATTGTGAGTGGCGGAGCTAACATCAATTCGGTCGGAGAACCCGATTCGTCCCTACTTGAGTTCTCCTGGATGATTCAAGCCGAGCAGTTCTTTCTTAAGCAGAACGGGGTGAGTTCCCCATACATTTTCGACGGGGCAACCGCACGTCGAGCAACACCGTCAGAAATACCTGTCGGCACAGTCATGGCCTACGTGATGGGCAGAATTTGGATCGCATCACCAGATCGGCACCAATTCGTTGCTGGCGATCTGGTTTATGGCCCGAGCGGAACCGCAACCTACAATTACCGCGATGCGGTCCTTAAGATGACGGAGAACGACCTGCTCGCCACGGGTGGGGCGTTCTCGATACCTGACTCGGCAGGGCAGATAACGGCCATAGTGCCGATTGCGGTGTTGGACACCTCGACGGGCCAAGGACCGCTCATGGTGTTCACGGAGACGCAGGCGTTTTCTATAAACGCTCCGATCGATCGTGCAATCTGGAAACTTGTGACTTTTCCGGTGCAAACAATTTCGATGATCGGACCGGGGCCAGTAGGCCAATCCGCGATCACTCAAGTTAATTCCGACATCTGGTATCGCTCATCGGCAGACATTAGGAGCTTCGTGGTGGCTCGTAGAAATTTCCAATTGGGCGGCCAAAACACATGGTCCAACAGTGGCATGTCCGATGAAATTCGGACGATCTTAGATTTCGACCAACGACAGAAGCTTAGTCATTCCAGTTCTATTGTGTTCGATAACAGGCTTCTCTCCACGGTTAGCCCGGTGTGGACAAGTCGGGGTACATATTTTCGCGGAATGGTTGCGTTGGATTTTTTCACTGTGTCTGGAATTGGTCGCCAGAGTGCCCCAGCATGGAATGGAGTATGGTCCGGGTTGAGGATTCTGCAACTGGTCACAGCAACTGTGGACAAGGTGGACCGGGCTTTCGCATTCGTTCTTTCGGCAGCGAATAAAATCGAACTGTGGGAGATTTCCCGTGACGCTAAGCAGGACAACGGGACCAAACCTATCCAGTGGAGTTTTGAAACGAGAAGTTTTCGTTTCAACGATCAAGGCTTTGGCGAGAAACAGTTGATGACGGGGCAGCAGGCTATCGACGAGGTGTTTGGAACCGTCAATTTCAATTTGATGTTTCGACCCGACCAGATGCCGATTTGGACGCCGTGGATAAGCTGGAGCGAATGCGCTTTATCCGAAGATTGTGCGACTCCCGAATGCGGCCAACCCCAAGTGGGACCGCAGCAATACAGATTGCAGTACCGACCCAAGACGAAATTTCCACAACCCTCAGACGCTTGCAACGAGTCGGTGAGCAGACCGATGAATCTTGGATTTGAATTTCAGGCGCGAGAGGAAATCACGGGCCACTGTCGCTTTAAGCATTTTCTTCTCCACACTCATTGGCGCGACGAGCCGCCGATGGGGGAATGCCCCGGTGAGGGTTCTTGTGTCGGAGTCAGCGGCTGCGACATCAATCCATTCACGTACAGCTCTGAATAATGCCGACACCTACAACAATTCCACTGACGCCCGCAAGCCTGCCTCCCGGCTACTGTTTCAGCACTTGGCAGCAACTGGTCATAGACATTTTCACCGGCGCTTTCGGAACCATTCCAGGCAGTCTTGGCATCGGCTTCAACTTCGGCCCAGACATCCCCGGCGTGGACGACCAGGGGAAACCGTGGATACGCACAGACGTTTCAGGCGGCGACCTTGGGACATGGACCTTCGGTTATGGTCGATGGACGAAGAAACACCAAATCCCTGCCTCTTCTGACATGCGACAGATTTGGGTTGGCACATTGGCTGACCTTTACTCGTTCGACGGCGGCGACGGCATAGACCCGACCGTGACGCCTCCAACGCAAGTTACTGGAAGCTTTTGGGAACAGGACACAGACTTTGCCGCGCGAACGATTGTCGGGGTGGGAACGCTGCCAGTGTCAACGACAGTTCTGGCCGTGGGCGATACGGGCGGATTGGATCAGGTGAAGCTCACGCTGGAAGAAATGTTCCCGCATACGCATACGCCGCAAGCTGAGGAACAGGCTGGAAAACCTGCCAATAAAATCTGGGGGAGCGATCCGGCAGGTGGAGCCGGGACAGGGAACGTATATCCGAACAATGATGGATTGGCGGGGGTTGCCACGCAGGAGGTTCCGATCAATACGACACTGGCGAATGCAGGCGGTGACACGTCCGTTACGCCTCCAGTGGATTCAAAGCCGCACGAGAACATGCCGCCTTACGTTGCGGTATATGTCGTAAAGAGAACGGCGCGCGTTTACTATACAGTTTGATGAGACTTCCTTTTGTTATTGATGCGGTAATGGCGCTTGCAAAATCCTTTCGCAATAGCTGGCTTTCCGCATTCGCTGCATTTGGGTTTAACGTGGTTCGACCATCTGGCTTTCGTGCCGAGTTGAACAAGTTTAGCGGACACGTCCTTGTGCATGGACTTCATGTGTTCGCTGTTCGACTTGCAAAGAACCAGATTGCTAATCGCGTTATTGCTTCGATTGCCGTCGAGATGGTGAATGCATTCCGTCGGTGTCAGGAAACGACCAAGATGCTTTTCCATGACAAGCCGATGTTCGTATATTTTCCCTCCGACTTGAGCAAATGGATGATTCGGCGGGGCAAGCACCGTAATGTAGCCAGCCTTTGTCGGCGTTCTGGCGTTCTTGAAATTGTGGTGCGCCGTTCCGCGATAGAGCTTATCGCAACACTTTCTACAGCGTGCCGGATTATTGCGACTGATCTTGATGAGTTTGCTACAAACACAGCATTTTATATTTCGGTGTTTCATGCACGTGATAATAATACGCCGTATCCTAAAGAGGAAGGACAAAGATGCTAACTCTTGGCGCGGCTCGTCCGACTATCGCAGAAGCCATAGGGGTTTGCGAAACCAGCCCAAGGATACCCAAGTTGTTGAATCTTGCCGTGGCTCGATTGCTGCCACGGGGGAAGTGGAAGGGAACCTACCAACGCTATCGCACATGTGTCTCTAGCGGGTGCATTACGCTTAGCCGCCACATGGAAACCTTGGAGGGGTTTGCCCTTTGCTCAGTTCCTGGAATAATACGCAACTCCTTCTTTGAATTTCAGGGCACAAGCTACGGCATATTGCGTGAAGGTGATTGCCCCGGAAACACTGCGATAGATCGCGGCTTGTCCTGCACATTCGATGACATAGGAAACAGTAAAACCATTAAGTTAAAAACTTTCTGCGACTGTGATGAGGCCGTCGGGAGCTATATCACTTATCTCGGATACGACGCGAATAACAATTGGATTCTTACGCAACTTCCAGATGGTTCGTTCATTGACGGAGAGCGGGTGCCGCTCAGCACGACCGCGCAAATCTCCGTGAACTATTTCACGAAGTTGGTCGCTGTTCAAAAGCCGATCACAAATTGCAATGTGAGAACTTACGCGTACGACATTCCAAGCATGGCGAACGTGAAGGCGTTGGCGATATATGAGCCGGATGAAATGCTGCCCCAATACCGCAGGTATCTCATACCCGGACTCAGCATGTCTGGCACTAATAACAACTGCGTTGATGATTGCGATCAGCATCAGATTGATATGCTTGTGAAGATGGCATTTATTCCAGTTAGACGCGACACCGACTATCTCATTATCGGAAATCTTCCAGCGCTTGAATTGGCGTGTATGGCGATTCAAGCCGAAAAGAATAACCAATGGGACGATGCAAACATTCTTTGGGAAGGCCAACTCGTCAACGAACACGGCAGGCCGGAGCGGAGAAATGGCGCGATACCGCTTCTTGAATCTGAACTTGCAAATTTTGAAGGCGACGGCCCCGTAGCCACGCCGCGCATGCAAGACCCGGCGTTGTGGGGCGCGGGATACATCGAGAATTTCACCTGATATGTCAGCCAAAGTTTTAGCCAATTTGCTTGG